TCATAAGCCCCCTACGTATTTGAAGCCCTGTACGGCTCTGAAATGGCCACCGTAACCCGCGCCGCACCGCCGGGTGGGGTTTTTCTCGTTGGAGCGGCGTATGGACTCGATAGACCGGACTTTGTTGCCGCCGTGCAGGGCGGCGGAGCGCTGCTCCCACGCGGGCGACTTGCGCAGGGCGCGGCATAGCTGCGGGTGCGAGGTGTGAAAAAAGGTGCCGAGCTGCTTTCCGCAGCGCCCGCGTCCTTGCAGGTGGTACTCGCATATCTCGTTGAGGAACTTTGTACCTACCCCGATTCCCTGCCACTCGGGCATTACGACGAGTCGTGTCGCTCTGTACGCGTTGGCGGTAAACATCGGCGAGACAGCGAGATGACAAACCGGCTCCCCGCCAACGAAACCCACGAAAAACTCGGCCGCTACGGGGTGAGGCAGATCTAAATAGTAATGCGGCTTAAAATACCTGAACGCAGATCCGCTGCATTTATATACCTCAAGAGAGAGTCTTGGGCGGGGCCGAAGGCAGTCGCGGCCATAAAACCGCGCCTCCGTCGTGTCATATACCCAATCAGGCCGCAGCCACTCTATTATATCGTAGTGACAGGACAAAAGGACGATTTGCCCCTTTCCGCGCCGCCACGATTTGGCGAATGCCTCGGCACCCACCTTTGCGATCTGGCGGTCTACGACGGAGGTGAACTCGTCCACGACGGCCCGCTCCGGCCGCTCTACGCAGAGGCGGGCAAGGCCCGCGCGGAATTGCTCCCCGTTCGACAGCACGCGGAACGGGCGGAGCCATGCCGGCACATCCCCCAACCCTACGGCCGAAAGGGCGGCGGTAACTTCATCGAGGCCGCCGTCCGGGGCGATGCAATCAACGATCGGGGCGTCGTCCCGCCACCCCGCGTATAGGTCGTGGATGGGCGTGCCGGGGAATATGCGCTCCCCGATCGACGTCTTTCCGCTCCCGGAGCGGCCTACGATAAGGCCAATTTGCCAGTCTACCCCCTCGATGGGGATCTCCGCCGTGTGCTCCCAGATATGCCCGCGCTCGGGGTTAAAGAGGGAGCGCACTTTGTTCGCGCGGAAACTGTCGTACTTGTCGCTCTCATGTTGTATCTCTATCCTCATACTGAAACTATTTTTAAGTTGTTATACCCTAACTTTTTGAGGCTCTCAAACGTTTCCTTTTGCGCGGCCTCGTCGGGCACGAGAACTATCACCCCGTGCTGCTCTTTATACTTGAAATCTGCCATTTTTTTGCTTTATATTGTTTACTCCTTGTTGTCCGTCTCAATGGAGGACGGGCGGAGGCCTGACACACGGGGCTATGCGCGGGTTGTTATTATTGATTATCTTTGTCATACCACTCGATATTATAATGCGGGCTACCGCGGACGGAGACATAAGCCCCCGGCCATGCGATAGCCCGCATCTTTGTGTTAGTATCGAGTGGTATCCTACTAACGGTCGGGGGCTTTCTTTTGCCCCCCCCTTTTTTATGGTTTAGTTTCTGTCTGGTATGCCCTCGACGACTATTTGGCCGTGCTGGTCTTGCTTGCCCTCGGCGTTTACATGGAATGTCATGTAAATAGTCTTCGAAAAGCCGATCACCACGCCGTTTTGGGTGGGCGCGGGCACGAATAGACCCGGCAAACGTTTGTACCAGCCTGCCGGGGCCTTGTAGCGTCGGGGGTTGGGGTTAGCGGTCAGTACAACGTTCTCAGACACGCCCGCGGGCACATGATAGGTGTACTCTGAAAGGGGTGCGTTGGTCGGGTTGTCCGTGTTATAATAGTACACCTTGTTCGGGCGGCCGCCCGCCTCAAGGCCATCCGCCCCCTTGAAGGGCTGAACCGATTCGGATTTCCATGAATAATTCGCGTTTGTTGTTGTAATCAGGCCCGTTTCGGGGTTGTACTGCGTCTTGAGGACGCCCGAATTTTTATCGTAGAAGCGAAATACGGTATTGCCATCGGCGTCAATACCCATAATAAACTGGGGGTGTTTCGCCCCGATGAATGATATCATATTCCGTTCTATCCGAAGCCCGTTCTTGCCGTCTTTGTCGGTCGTGTCAATTCCTACGGCTTTTACGAGGTCGAAAAAGGCCTCGGAGCCGGAGAGGTACTGAATCCACGCTTTTTGAATTACGACCAATTCAATGGATGAAACGGGCCGCCAGTAGGGCGTGTTCGGAAACTCTGGGTCGAAACTGTTCGAACAAATGTCGGGCGGCATGCTCTGCTTGAGCGCGTAATACTTACGCATCCCGCTTACATCCTTGTAAACGCAAGGGATACAGTCGTCCGCCATAATGTAAATGTTGCACTGTTGCCATTCCACCGGTGGGGCAAGGAACTTGCCGTCCGCTCCGGGTGCCCCGGGTGCTCCCGGCGCTCCGGGTTGCCCGTCTTTTACCACCGTCACCGTCACGCGGTCACTGACGGACTGCGTGACGCGGCCCCCTCCCCATGACACTGTGGCGCTATAAACGCGAGCCTTCGCCGCGGTATTTGCCACCGCGGTCGCGGGTATGCGCAAGGTTAGGTTATTGTTATTGTAAGTCAAGTAGATCGGGTTTGTCGATACTTGCAGCTGTCCGTTCTGTACGGTCATTTCATAGTAGCACCATGAAATCGACCGCCCGGACACGGGCACGTCGTCGAACCCTGACAGCTGCGCTGTGAGGGTCGCAACCTGCGGGCGGAGGGAGCCGTCTGCCCCTTGCACGATGGTGGTAACGCCCTGCAGCGTTACGCCCTTTACCGTCTCCGCCTTTGTCAGCGACCAGCGCCCGTTCAATGTTTGACCGCCCCTACTCATTATTCCACTGTTACCGTTAAGTCCGGCCCCTCGGGGCTACCCTCAAATAGTGCTACCGTGTCATACGTAACCGATTTTAGCCCCTTACCCGTACGGGCGAGGGCAGGTATCTGAACCAATTCCTGGTTCGCTCCGGGGTTACGCAAGACGGCCCACGACCATGTAGACCTCAGATGGTCGGGGGTGACATCCACAGTCCCCTGCATCACCGCAATGGACAGGGTGAGACTAACTCCCGGGCCTACTTGAACGGCACCGGTTGGCTGGTTCGCAGATAATTGCAGAGATAATGGGTCTTCCACGTCGACTATTGGCTGATAAGCATAGCCAACATATTCTCCACGCAGCTTGGCGCGAAGGGCGAGTACTGCACCATTGCCCAGGATGTCCTCATCTCGCAGCGTGATGCCCGTACCGCTGTAGGGCGTAAACGTTTGCGGCTGGAAACCGTCTGCGATGTCCCCGCCCGCGATGTCTCCTGCTGATTCGTTCGCGACCACGAATCCCCACTCAAAAGTGACGCCCGCTGTCACCGCTACCCCTCCGTACCTTAACTCGGGCGTAAACCTCAGGGTCTGCTGGTTCTGCGAAAACATATGCCCGTCAAGCGCGACGATGTTAGGATCATAGACGTTCGAGGCCACGAGGTAGCGGTTTGTCGAGATCGTTGCCTGTAGTGTGATGTCGGAGCCATTCTCCGCGACCACCCCAACGAATTTGACAGTACGATCGGCGTGGATAGTGCCGAAAAACTCACGCTTAAGCCGCAGGATCACGCTACCGGAGAAGCCCCCTCCGGCAACAAGCTCAAAGCATTGCCCTGCGGCGAGGCCCCCCCCGATGGGGGCATTGGTGTCGATGGCCCCCGCGTCGTTGGTGAGACGGTAGTCATCGAGATACCAATCGATCTTTTTGAACTGTAGAATCGGGGCGGAGGACTCTGTCAAATAGGCCTCCGGCCACAGGCGCGGGGCGGTTGACGGCGTTGTCCAGAGGTTGGCGTCCACCACATTGCCTGATTCGTCTACGCCGACTGTGAGGTTGGTACCCCCTACGATTCTGCATCGGCTTGTACCACCGCTCTCTCGACGTTTGAGAGAGAATCTTCCTCTTACTGTTGACATCTTATTTAAGTTCTTCTTTGTTGAGCATCTGCGTTATTTCCTCGTGTGTCACCGGCCGGGCAGACAGCCCATCTGCATCCTGCCCGTCCAGCTCGTTCTCGCGCGCCAGCACTTCTGTCTGGGTGGTGCGGTGTGTGTCGCCATCGGCATAAATACTCGCCTCACGGGCGGCCTTTTTGTTGATCAAATAGTAGTCCATTCCTTAGTATTTGGTGTTTATGGATATGGCAAACGATAAGTCTGTCATCGTCGCGGTACAGCCCGATATGTTGATAGCTGATGCGGGCCATTGCACGTCAAACATCCGCGCCGTCTCCTCCGCGCTGTAAGTATGCCGACCTTGCCGGCAAATGACGGAGGATCGCAGCTGCGTCATTGATCGCGGCACATTACTAAATAGCTGTTGTGCCGCTCCTGACCCTCGTGCGAGGCTACCATTTCGCACGATCACTTCCTCCCCTAAGCCCTCTACGCGCAATATCAGCTCGTAAGGAACTGTATGCACTTTCAGAGAGAAATCACGGGTATAAGTTCGGGTAAGAGGCCACACGGCCGGGGGCGTGGGCGGGTTGGCGGCAACGATTTCGGCCGCCCGGGCACGGATTTCACTTTGTAACGACGCGGGGGACGGCAGAAAAAACTCGCTCCCATCAATTTGGCATGAGATGTCTTTTATTTCGACATCCACCTGACCGGCATCTTTAAACATGGGCGCGAGAAGCAGCGCCTTGTCGTCATCAAAAGTTAGCGGCGGCACTTTAAACGAAACGCTAACTCTAATAAACTCGCTGGACACATTTATATTAGGGCCATCACCTCTAACCAGGCCGTGCCACGAGTTCGTTTTTTTTAAATAAAGATGGGCGTACATTCTGACAGCCCCCGCCCGCCTATTTCGAGCTAAAAAAGAAAAGACAACGGTTCTCCCGGACAATAACGGAAGTTGTCCCTCGAAAAACCTATAAAACCAGTACGCATCAGCAGTTACGCCATAATATCTGTAAGTATGATACCCTTCTTCCCGCTCTGGATCTTGCCCCAAGTCGTCAATAAACAGGCCGCCTCCCCCCCGTCTTGCAAAATAAAAATTCGGCGGAAGGATGTTGTCCGAGCACGTCGGTAGCACCGCCGCCCAATTATCGCCTAAATATTTTTTATATACGTCGGCTCTGGCCCGCCCTATGGCTGCCTCCAGCGCGGCGGCGTATTCGGGCCGCATGTCGAGGGCCTTGCAGCGATAATGGTCAGTGCTTTGCACCGTGGCGGCCGCTCGAGTTAGAACGGGGCCATTTTGCCCGGGAATGAGCGTCTCCGGGCCATCCTTATTGACAGCATACCACCTGTACGCGGTCGGGCTTGGTTTGCCTTTGTAGTAGAGGCGCATGTCCATCGCGAGGTCTGCAGGGGTGTCGGGAGACGGGAAAAACACAAACTGTCCTCGCGGGTATGCGGCGCGAACTTGCACCAGCGCGTCAGCCATCTGATTGACCTTGATGGCGATGGTAGCACTATGCCTCGCGGTGCGCAATACGCCCGCTGCAGATGTCGTAAACTCGTACTCAAATCGCAGCAAAGTACCCGCCGAGAAATTGCGCCGAATATTGAGTGCGCCACGGAGGTCGCTTGCGCTCGTGTCCATGCTTATATCCGCGGGGGACTCTCCCGCGAGCACGTTTACACCTGTATCGTCGCACATCCAGCGCATATTCGCTGTGGGGGTGTCGCTGTTATGCACCCCGTTGGCGATCAGTCCTTCCGGGTCTGTCACAGTGATCACTGGGACGATACGGATAGGTGAGAAACGCCAGTCCGGCACGTGCTCACCCGTGGCGGCATTGACCGCCTGCACCGGTGCGCCACCCTCGAAGCGAAAAGATAGCGACGTAGATAACGGCTTGAGTTTTCGGGTGCCGTGCCCCGTTACTTGCAATGTTGCCATATTATGTCTATGATCTTAGCTCTATATCATATCTTCCATCAAGCGTACTTCTGTCCGGCATCTCAGCCGTGCAGGTAAACACGCATTGCGCAGCATAAGGGGGTATGTCGCGACCAACCTCGACAATCAGGTCGCGGGAATTGTGATGCTGGTGCTCGCTATCCCATAGCAGATCGCTATTGACCGAATCCGGATCGCTTCCCGACTGACGTGTCCACCGCCAGCTTGTGACTTCGTCCGTCTTGTCGATCAGGCCATAGACTCCCATGACCACTGACGCGTGCATGGTCGTCTGCCAGCCGATACCGCCGAACTCGTTACCGTGCGTGCTCTCAATCACGCACCGGATGTTGCCCGTTCCGATTAACTCCACGATTTGGTCGTTGATGGCGTCCGGAAGCTCCTGTATCGTACCGTGGAAATACACGTTATTCAAGTAGGCCGAGTACCCCTCCATTTGCAGACCAAAAACCCGCAGATTGGAGAGGTCGCCGAATTGCGCGGCAATGTTCGATCCGCGCCACTCCCAGTCATTTACGCCCGCCAAATAGCGCTCGTATGAGCGGGTGGAGTACTTAAATCTTTGCCTGTCCGCGTTGGTCACGTTGCCGCGCACGGCGAAGTGCATAAAGGGCTGCGGATGCACGGTGTACCCGGGCCGCAGCGTGTAGGTAAAGGAACGTAGGTCGGCGGCAACTTGCTCTACTTTGAAATACGCCGTTGCAAATCCGGCAACCGACATATTGCCCCTTCCGTCGTCAGCGTCCTGCGTCGCACCATCGAGTGAATGATAGATGCCGAAACATAAATCATTCTGAACCAGCGTACCCAATTCGCCCTCTTCGAGCTTGAGATAGACTGTTTGCGCCGCCACGTCTACGCGATCGATGATGCCTCCGCCCGGGCTCGAGAAGTCCACGCCCAGCCACACATTGATTCTGTTATAACGCAGCTCAGGAACTTCCAAAAATTCGCGGAGGCGGAGGCTTCCCATCTCGAAGTCTCCCCGCGCCGTCCCCTGCCAGCCGTGCCCGCCCTCCGCATACTCTTTAGAACCGACACGCTTGCCGAAAAACAGCGAGTTATCCGTCGCGTCGTCAATATCACGGCGCAGCGCCAGCCGTTTGATTGTATCCAGCGTGCGCTTGGATGATAGCACGTTGTACTCTGTCGGGTCGGCCGAGTCCCAACTTTTCAGCACTGTTATAAGCGTCTGCTCCAGCACATCGGTATATGCCGCTTGGAGACTTACGACCTCTCCCTGCAACTGTGAAAACTTGCCTTTGTCAACGCGGTAGGCGAACTCCAAATCGGCATCGTTGGGGTTGTCTAACTTACGGCTGATACGGGTGATACGGGTCTCATGCTTGCCACCTGTAGCCCCGAAGATGCGGCTGTCATGGAGGATAACGCGTTGCCCCAGCTTCAGGCCTATGCCGCGAGTGTCGAGGTCGATATAGTCCGTTGCGGACTTGTAGACGGATGTGTCCTCGCTTACTTTTTCGAGGTATTTATCCACAGCTTCGCGCAGTTCTTGCTCGGCAAGCGGATAGTATTCGTCCGGCATTCGAAAGTTGTACGGTATGTACTTATCGCCCACTTTCGGAACGAGGGCACCACCCGGCAGCTGCTGGTTGTCGTATGGGAACTGGGTGATGATCTCCCACTCTTTTTGGGCGGTTCGATAGTTTACCTCGAACTCGCGCCCGTTCAGTTCACCACTTTGAAACACAACCTTCTTAACCAGCCCCCCAATTTCGTACTGGTTAGGGTCGAATGGCAGGCCGCTATCACCTATATAATAAATGGTAAATGGCTTGCCGTCCTCGCCGTTTTGCTCATGTGTGCGCACGGATGTAACCGTACCCGTATGTCGCGGGTAAATCTTGGCGAATGCCTCCTCCTCGCTTTGCTCGATGATACCGAGGTGGGTGTTGCGTTCAACGAACTTCACGCCTCCCGGCAGCTGCAGGCGGGCATGCCCGTATTTTTCGCGGTCGATATTGCGAGTGCCGCCGAGAGGGTAAAGCCGGGTAAAATGTTGTGCGGAGGCATTCTCCGTGCGGGACAAGCCCCGAAGCCCCTGCCGATAAGCGAGACGAATAGGCTCTCCGTGCTCACATCTACATAAATTGACCGTCCGCCCTTCGACCCAGTACTCCGTGTCAAACTCGCGCGCGATGTCTGTCAGCGCTTCGATACAGTAACGATTGTTGTACTCAATCGGTTTGTTCTCCGAGTCTATCACCGTGCCCACAGTCCACTCCGTCGTGCCGGTGATGCGGTTGATGTTATCGACAATCAGCCGAACGTGGTCGATAGCCTTAGCGTCATAAGAAAAAGACAATTCCTGCTCCGCAGAGGCAGGCTTGAGCACCTTGGCAAACCGCATCTGCCCGGTGGCGTCATACAGGCGTATGCTGTAGGCAAACTCCACCGTCGAGCGCATCTCCGGGTTGTAACTTTCCAAAAGGCTGTACCTCTCACCGCGATAGTCGATATAGTCGCCCACCTCCAGCGCAACGAACTCATGCAATACGAACGACAGGATGAGGACGTTATCCCCCATCAGTGTCGTATCGCAACGGTCGGATGGCGAAGGTGATATGTCGGCCTTGTGTGTGCCGCTCTTATGGTACAATCTCAATGTCATTGTCAATAGCAGCTATAAACAAAGATTGATGCGGCTTGGGCTCGCGAAATTTAACCGAGAAGCGTGCCACGACCTCGCCGCCGAAGTCCGTAAGCTGCTTCCAGCCCGTGCAGCCCATATAGTACACGCGATAAGTGCGCCGGAGCTCCGGAACCGTGATACGCAACCACCCGTTTTCGCCCGTTTTCAGCAGGGTCAAAAAGCGGTTATAACGATCCATGAAGGCATCGCGGTCGGGTGCGGTGATTGCGAACTGCAAGACCAACTCGCGTGCTTCAAATGCGGGCGTAAGTACATTCGGCAGTTTTTCCCCATCCTGCTCGCGAAAGGAAACGGCCGTGTATGGCTTCATGTCCGCCGGCTTCATCAGCTCCGAGTAGTTTTTATTGTCCCCTGCGCGCTCCCCTGAAAGAAACGCTCCGAAGCGCTTGTAAACGTCCTTTTCGTTGATGAAAAGCAAACCGCCCAGAACGTCCGTCTGTATTTGCATATTCCCGCTCATCGTATCTTGATTCCGTCGCGCTTGATCTCCTGTATATCATCGTATATATCAGGGATATGTCGCGTATTATTGACTATTTGGTTGATTGCGTTGAGCATGCCGGAAAAGACGTCAACGAACGAGGCAATGTTTTCGTCGATGTTCGCCCAGTGCACCTGACCGACTGTAAACATACCTTCGAGCTTCGTCGCCTGGTCTTGTGTCATTGTCGTAAAGGCTCCGGCCTTGCCCGTCTGTCCGCCCTCGTTGTTCCAGAGATCATATCCGTGCCCCGCCCACTTCTTTTTCCACTCTTCGAGGAACTCCTGAGCCGCACCCATCTGGCCGCTCATGCCGTTTATGAACTCATCGATAAACTGTCCGGCGATGTTCGCTATCTCCTCCTCGGGCTTGTCGAGTGAGTATATCTCTTTGAGCTTCTTCTGCAGATACTGAAACTGGTCAGCAAAAAACAAGGAATACGCAAGCTGCATGCCCAAGTTTTCAAATACCTTGCCGGCCTCTTTCGCAAAGTTTTCAATAGCGTTGCTGCCATCCTTGATAGCAGCAATGATAGACTGCATCATTGAGTCTCCAAGACTGCCAAACGTTTCTTTCAGATAGTTCGACAGTGCCTCCTCGGCCTGCTGCATCAAGTCCTTTGCTTCAAGCAACGAGCGCAGATACTTCCGCGTCTCCTCGTCCATCTCGCGCGTGTCGAGGATAATCTTCAGCAGCTCAGTATCCAGCTCTCCGTTTGCCTTGATAAGCTCAGGGTAGACGCTCAATATACTGTCGTATATATCCTTACCCTTTCCCCATCCAAAAAGCCCGGTCTTTTTGTGACCGGTCTTTATCATTTTATCATAGAGACCGCCGAGACCTTTGTTGTAGGCGGCGAGCTGCTGCTGGTATACGCTCGTTATTCCGCCCCAAAACGTCAAAACCGGCGCGTCCCCCTTCATCAGTCGATGCAGCTCCTCCATCGCATCCCTGTAGGCCTTGACCGCTGCGATTGCCTGACTGATCCGGTTGACGCCGAAAACCGTTTCCGCGTCTTTCGCGAGTAGCGCCTGCCGAATTTTCAGCAAGTTGTATTGGTTTTCAAATTCCCGCTGGGCGGCTTCGATTTGCCGCAGGGCCTCCTGATGTCGCTGCTCGGCTGCCGTCGCCATCGAAAAGAGGTTAAGCACCCCGGAGGCAACGTTCTGAATCCCGCCGACAATATCGCCCGAGATGATTTGCCCCACACCGGTGGCAGTCGTGGCCATGTGCCCGAATGCGGCGGTTGCGGTATTGATCTCATCCGCCATCTCGTCATCGCCGATCGCGGACGAAAGCAAGTCGCCGAACCCTTGAACGATCGGCATCACGGCATTAACGGCCGCACCTATTTGCGACACCCCTTTGCCTATATTGGTTGCTCCGCCCTTTTTGATCAGGTCGAGAGCCTTTTTTATGTCGAGGGCAAACTTGTCAAGCGGGCTTTGCCCGGCAACTTCGTTTTTCAAGCGCTCGATAGCCTGACGGATAGCTTCCAGCTCCTGCGGCGTTTCTTTGATTTTGCGGAGTTTATCCGCTGAAATGCTGAATTTTGCGGTAATTTCGTCCGCATTCGTTTCACGCAGGTAGCGATACAATTCCTCGCTTTGCGCGATAATCTTTTTGATCTCCGCAACGCTCCGCTCTGAGGCGTCGGCAAACAGCTCGACGAGGGCGGAGCTGTTTTTCTCCGTCTCTTCGATTTCCGCGTCTCGTATGTCACGAATGGACTTATCCGCTTGCTTTTTCAGTTCTTCGAGCGCGGACATGATTTGCCCGATATTTTCTACCCCCATCTGCGATGTAAGGCGTCGCAGTTCCTCATTGTAATTACGCCAAACATCTTTGCGCTGCTCGGCATAATTACGATATTTAGCAAGTAGCTCATCCAAAGCCTTTTTGTTTTCCTCCCGCTCCTTCTTGTCGATAGCCGCAAGGGCAGAATCACGAAGGGAAGCAGCCAGGACACGCGCCTCCGATGCCTGCGCTTGAATCACAATCTTCTGATGCGGGGCCACCTTGGCCCCTGCCTCGCGCAGTTTCTCGTACAGAGCGAGCCGCTGCTGCTCCTCTTCCTCTATGCGCTCCAGTTCACGCGCGAACTCCCCCCTTGCGGTGGCTCGCTGCTTTTCATACCCCTCTTTCATGAGGGCGATACGCTGTGCCTCTATCTTATGCCGTGCACGCTTCTCAGCGTCGAAGAGGGTGGACAAATAACGCCCTGCACCTTCTCCATCGTTTTTTTTATGAGGGGCGATATATCCGCCAAGGTCAAACTTGGACATAATATCTCCCGCCTCTTTCTGCAGCTGCTCGGCCTCATCAAGGTAGGCTTGTTTGACAGCCTTTGCGGCCTCTTTTGCCTCCTCTTTAAGCCACTTACCGTTGTTATTCTGTTTATACCGCTTGTCACGAGAAAAGAAGCGGTCTACCTTGCCACCATACCCCCACCAAGTGTCATAGTCCGACTCCGGGGCGGCCTCTATCTTGGCGATCTTCTCGTCCGCCTCGACGGCCTTATTGATAAGGGACTGCGCCTTAGCCTGCAGAAAAAGTATTTTGATGTATTGCTCTCCCTTTTGGGCGAGGATTTCATACCACTTCGCGAGGGTGTCATAATAGCCGAAAGCCTCTCCGTGCTTACGATTCAGCTCTTCGACCATAGCCGATTCTTGCCGCTTAGACCCGTTGAAATCGCGAATAGCGCGCATGGTTTCGCGAATAGTCGCCTGCATCTTGACCATTTCCGCGCGGGCGTCCTTTTCTGCCGAGACGGCTTTTTCCGCCTCCTCCCGAGCTTGGGCCTTACGCTCGTTGAACCTGTCTATAGCAACGATGGCAGCCGTAATAGCCACCGACAGCCCCAGCGTCAGGGTCGCCATCAGGGCCTTAGCCGCCGCGTTGGAGACGCCGAGGCTGACGGCCAGCTTGTAGTTGGCGGCCGTTAGCAGTTCCTTGGCCTTGCGCACCGTCACGAGGCGGAAGGCACTGTCCTTGTTGAGGGTGTTGGCTATTTGTTGCAGCCCCATAGTCACCGCCATGACGCTCTGCACGCGTGTCTGTATCTTGATAAGCTCCTCATTTTCGGAGGCGAATGCGCCCATGAGTCCGGTGGCGACGGTAAAGGCGCCCGAGAGTCCGTTTACCCCACTTATGGCCCCCTGCAGGCCGGCATTATCATTTGCGAGGATGTTCGTTTGCGTGCGGAGGTCGCCCAGCGTGTCTCTCAGCAAAGCAGCGCGCTCGCTCATCTCCTGATAGGCCGCCGTACCCTGCTTGCCATCGATACGCATCTGTGCGAGGGCGTTCTGCAGCTGTCGCAGCTCGGTGGTCAACTTCTTGGCAGATCCTTCGTTTTTTTTATGCTCGACCTCCAGGGCGGAAAGCGTAACTTTTTCCTCTTTGAGCGCCTTACTACAGGCGTCAACCTCTGCCTTCATTTCTGCCCACTCTTTGCCCGGCACGGCCTTTTTCAGCTGCCGCTCCAGCTGTTGCAGGTCTTTTTCTACCCGATTGACCTCTTCCCGTTGTTCCTTGATACGGTCGGTAATGGACTTAGAGGCCTTATCGACCCGATCCGCGAGGGTATCGGCCGATTTGCCTGCCTTGTCCATGCCCGGCGACAACTTGTCGCGCATCAAAAATTCAACTTCAACGGGTTTTATTGCCATTTCGGTAACGTGTCTGGAAGAACCCCTCCAGCGTCTTTTTTTGTTTGTTCCTTGCTTTGCGCTCTTGCTCACTCAGATAACGCGGTGCATCTGCAAGCATCATCCTAAGCGTTTGATAATTAAGTTTCCACATAATATAGTGGACGCTCCACCCGGTGGCGGCGGCTATCTGCCACACCACCCCGAAGGGGCTATGGCTACTCTCGTGGCTTAACTCCCCTTTGCTTCGTGGCTCAGACTCGGCTTCAGCGGATTGTACGCCTCCGCGAATCTGATAATGTTCTCGAAAGACTTTGTCCCTATGAGGGAGACAAAGCGCAAATTAGCCCCCTGCAGAAACTCGTCGCGCACGAACCAGCGCAGGACGAAAGCCAGCGGTTTGTAGAACCACCCGGACACATAGCCGCGCAGGATGGTGAGGGCGACCATCTCGGATACGGTCTTGCCATGTTCGGCGAGAAAGGCCAGCTCCTCCTCCTTGCTGAAAGCCTCCATCTCCTCGTACGTAAAGCCGAGGCTCAGATACTTTTTTGCGATCCTGATCTGACTGCCGAGCGAGGGCCTGCGCATAGTCAATCGAATACTGCGCGAACGCCGCGCGAATGGTAATCGAATGCGAAACAGAGGTAGCGAAACGCCTACATCCAGCAGGGCGTCCGCCGCCTCTATCTCTATCCTCCTTGCGTCCATTATGCGGTCTTATTGTCGATGCTGTAGGGTGATGCCGTGCCGTCTGCGAGTATCGTCACCTTGCAGTGCACTTTCAACACATCCGAGTAACCGAATCTGCCTTTAGGCCGTGCAACCAGGGAAGCCTTTCCCGCTGCCAGCACTGTACCGTCTGCCGTAGTAATCTCGAACGCCCCCTCCTGCGTGATCTGGGCCGCCGGGGCGTTCCACTTACCGGCTGCTACTGTCCCACCCAGTACGTCTTTCAGGTTGCTCGGCTTCAACTCTATCAGGTCAAATTCAAAAACGTCCAGGCCCGGCTTCTCTACTATTTCCTTGACGGGGGCCGTCCGGTTCTGAGCCGCCCAAATCTGGGCGGTCTGCGGGTCGTCTCCCCCCCACTCCACAGAGTCGTCGGAGATCATACCGATCTCTTTTCCGCCGAATTTAAGGGTCTTAAGGCCATACAAGTAGCCGTCATGTGTTCCTGCCATATCTCTTGCTTGTTATAATAGTTATTATCGCTCCGCTGCAGCACCCTGCCACAAGGGCAAACACAAGCCGGGACATTCCCGATCCGGTTTGCACTTTATCAGTCAAGCGAGCGCGCAGCTCCTTATTCTCTTTTTGCGCCCTGACGGCGCGCCTTTCGTATATTTCCACCGCCCGCAACAAACTGTCGCAAAGGGCTGTGATATAGACCGTATCGCCATGCGTAGAGGCCCGAACTTGTGCCCGCCCCGAGCGGCTTTCAAACATCGCCGAGGGGGGCAGCTGCCTCAGGTTCGACAGCGATATGCTCATCCTCGCCATTGCCGGGGGAACGTATGTCGGGATCGTCACCCTGCTTTCTGTCACGTCGAGGCTGTCGTAGGTTTGCACCGTCGAAACCTCCGCCCGATGTTCCGTTTTTCTGCTGACGCAGCTCGTTACGGACAGGGCACTGGGGCCAATAGCGACAAACAGAAGCACGATAGACAGCGCGCTTGAAGCGCGCCATGGTTTTAACCAACTCATCGTTTTGTGCCTGCAGGTCGAGAAGCGTGGACTGCACGTCCCGATACATGGTCTTATAAGTATCATGTATCTCCTTAGCCTCTCGAGTTTTGCGGATGTTTTTGGACAGCAGCCAGCCGATAGCCACCCCAAGCCCTCCGCCGGGGAGTGCCCACTGCAGTATAGAGAAAAGGGTCTCCATCAGCCGGCTGCTTTAGTTACTTACGTGTGAATAATCCGATAAACCACTGCACCAATCCCACGTCCGCGAGGCCGTTGGCGATGAGTCCACCCCCTAAGCCATACAGAACCGCGACATACCACACGAGTCCGGCAAACATCCCGACCTGCAACCACCACAGGATGAGGGCGGCGATGATGGCGACTACCCAGCTGACGACCTGAGTGCCGAAGCCATGCAGCCCCGGTAACAGGCGCTTGATAGCACCTACTACGGCCATCACACCCACGGCAAACCCGCCAAGGGTGGTGATCATAGCCTGATAGTCAATCACGTTCGGGGTCGGGTTATCCGCCACGAGGGTCTGGGCCGCAAGGCCCAAGCTGATACCGAGCACGGCAATCAGCAGAAGAATGAATTTTCTCATTTGATCATTACTTTTTTGTTGGTTGATTGATTCCGATCGAGCGCAGCCAGGCCTGCACGTCGAAGCAGGGGCAGGCCTTGGCGGCGATTTCGTTATGCCCGATTATACGCGCGTCCGGGTGCTTTGCATGAAAGTCTTTGACGTACTTCTCCAGTGCTTTTCGTTGCTCCGGGGTGCGGGTATCTTTTGCTGCTTTGCCATCCGTGGTCAATCCGCCCACATAGACGATATGCCGGGAAACAGAATTGTAGCCCTTGGCTCCGTTGGTACGTTCCCACGGGTCTACCAAACCGTCCTCGTTATTGTCCACGAGACGCTCGACACGGCCATTAGGATGCACCATATCGGTATAACCGACTTGGTCCCAGCCCCTCCCGCCCTTTGAGGGGGGGGAGGTATGCCAGCGTTTGATGTCCGCCGCACTTACGCCACGCCCCTCGGGCGTGGCAGTGCAATGAATGACTAAGTATTGCAGCTTCATTACGCTTTTGCTTGTACGATAGCAAGGATACCTTTCTCATCTGAGCGCATCGGGCGACCGCCGGCACGCACCAGGAAGGAGTAGATGTCACCGTAGAACGTGGGGTCGTTTTCTTTTTCGAACGCCTGTGTCTCACCCAGAGCACGACAGACTGCCTGGTCGTGCCAGGCGATGGCCGCAGCATCGTCCGTTGCCGTTGGCGTCGTACCGTACAGCTTAGGAGTGCCGGCCGCCGCATATACCCCGGCGGTTGAGCGCATGTAGAAGTTGAAGGAATACAGCTTGCCGAGTACGCCGTTAGCCACGTCCGCCTGCGCGAAGAAGGCCTGCGCCTCCCTGTCCGTCAAGCTGTCCAGCAGCTGGGCGTACATATTCGCATCAACGAGCATATAGCGGCCCTCCTGCGGGATGTCCTGCATGTTGAACTTCACCATTGCGGCATTGACGTCCGACTTGACGAAGGCCTTGCGGTTGCCCGTTCCGGCAGGGGTATGAGCAACAACGGCCGAACCGGTTGTTTTGATGATCTGAGATGATTTTTCCGGACTCCATTTCAGGATAAAATCCTTGGCCACCGCGTCGAATAGGGCGAGTTTGTCGCCACGCAATACGCTTTCGCGCTTGTCATAGCTCAACTCCACGGTATCCGCGTAGGGGATGAGAATAGGGTCTGTCGTAAACTCATCAAGGTCGAACGAGAGCACGGTGTCGGTGCGCTGTTGCACCGAGGCGGGGAGGCTTGAACGCCCCTTGACCACCCTGCTGGCGGCTCCTGCGTTGGGGATATGCACCGTCCTTCCCGCGTTGACATACTCGTCAGCGTTGAAGGACTTGCTAAGGAAACTGTTGTTCGCAAACAAGTGCCCGACGATCGACGACAGCCAAATTTCTTTTTGAATTGCCATTTAGTTACTGTTTTATGTTAGACATTAGTAGGCTTACAGCCGAATCGCTCCTCGAACTTCTGAGCATAGAGGTCGGGGTAAGAGTCATGGAGGAGGGTCAGCTTATTGGCCTTGTCGAGCTCATCCCAGCTTTTGCCACTCAGGTCGCTCAGCTCGGTGGCCGATGCGCCGGCACCGCCTTGGATGTGAGCCGTCACACGGCTACGCACGGGAATGGCCGCAAGGGCTTTCTTGGCGGACTCGAAATCTTTGTCGAAAAACCGCAGATAGGTGTCCTTGCCGTCTGCGTTGATACGCCCGTCACGGACAGCCGCGTCCACGAGGGCAATAGCCTCCTCCTTTTCTTTTTTCTTGCGTTCATCGTTGTGCTTTGTGACGGCATCCGAGAGGGTCTTGTTCTCACTCCTGAGACGCTCATTGTCGGAGGCGAGGGCTTTCACGGCAGCCGTAACGTCTTGTTCACTTGCGCCATCGGATAGGCGCAGAATTTGAGTTAGTTCGCTCATACTTCGTTTATTGATTGGTTTAACATTGTCCATCAACTTCACGACCTCGCGTTGGTCGGTCAGGTCGAGGAGTTTACCGGTCTCCCTGTCGTAGAAGGCGAGGGCGTTATGGTTAGCCCCGATCGTGACGATAGAGGCCTCGCGCACCGTCCACCTGGTGACGGTAGGCCCCGTCTGACCGGGGAGCTTATACAAGGAGTCGTCCGTCTTCTCCTCGGGAGGCCATGCCCCGATAGAGGCCATGCGGATAAAGTTCTCATCTACCTTACGCGCCACCTCCGCAGCGTTCGGGTCGCGCATATCGAATACGGCATCGGCGAGAATCTTCCCGCCCTCTTTTCGTATATTCTCCCACCGCCCGATCGGCAGCTTCCAGTCCATGTGATCGAGGAGCATCACGGGGTTCTTCCGAAACTCCGCGAGGTTAGCCCCATCTGTCAGCATGCGGAATCCGTATGTATTCACTGTTTCGTCATGTAGGACGAAAGTTTTATTTGCCATTTTTTCGCTTGCTTTTGCCGCAAAATTGAACCAAAAAAACACCCCATCCAATTCGGATTGTAACCGTTGCAACACATTTGCAAACACATTACAACTATCTCGTAAACAGCACAATACAATTTCTTTTACCCGTTTCGCGCGCCTACTTTTGAGGCGTAAAACAGTACGGAATGGGGAAAGACTTGACCATCAAACAGAAAAAGGACTGGGCGAAGGTGCTCTATACAAAAGAGCGGCTTACGCAGGCCGAAATCGCAGAGCGCACAGGCGTATCGCGCGTGACCATCAATAAATGGATCAACAACGAGCGTTGGGAGGAGCTGCGCACCTCTATCACGATCACGCGCGAGGAGCAGCTAAAGAGCCTATATCGCCAGCTCGCCGCCCTCAACGACACCATCAATTCGCGCGAGGAGGGGGAGCGTTTCCCCACCGCATCAGAGGCTGACACGATCTCCAAAATGGCCGGGGCTATCAAAAAAATGGAGACGGACGTCGGCCTGTCCGACATCATATCGGTATTCAGTGACTTGATAGCGTGGCTTCGGCAGCATGATCTCGCGGAGGCTAAGCGGATCACGGCTATACTCGACGCATACGTAAAGCATAAACTCGACTAATCATGGCAAAGAGACGGTTATCGGTAGAGGACAGGCATGCGCTAAAAAGCTGGGAAGAGATAGTCGCGGCGATCAAAGAGTCGTCGGACATCAACCCTGCCGACACGCAGGTGGAAATAGCCGTGCGCAAGAAGCGACTGGAGGCCGACCACGAGGCTTGGTTCCGATATTATTTCGAGGCATACTATTCGTCCGATCCGGCCCCCTTCCACATCCGGTCTACCAAGCGTTTTTTCGACAACCGCAGGCTGTACGACGTGAGGGCGTGGTCGCGTGAGCTCTCAAAGACAAGCACGACGATGATGCAGGTGACCAAGGCCGCCCTCACAGGCGAGATACGCAATGTCCTGTATATCTCCAACTCCTACGACAACGCAGAGAAAATGGTCGGTCACATCAAGGCCAATATGGAGGCCAACCAGCGTATCACGCAGGACTACGGCGAGCAAAAAACGATCGGCCTATGGGAGGACGGCAATTTCGTCTGCCGCTGCGGCTGTGCCTTTTTGGCACTCGGTGCAGGGCAGTCGCCTCGTGGCACGAAAAACAAGAATTTCCGCCCCGACTGCATCGTATTCGACGACATCGACACGGACGAGGAATGCCGCAACCCCGATCGCATCAAAATCAAATGGAAATGGATCGAGGAGGCGACCATCCCCGCTATGTCCGTATCAGGGTCTTATCGCATCATCTTCAACGGCAATATCATCGCCAACGACTGCTGCATCGCGCGCGCCATCGAAAAAGCAAAGCAGATACCGCAAATCGGACACTACGAGATCATCAATATACGCGACAAGAACGGCCGATCGGTCTGGGCGCGCAACTCGGAGGAGGACATCGATATGTTTCTCTCCCTCATCTCGACAGCCGCGGGGCAAAAAGAGTTCTTCAACAACCCGCTGAGCGAGGGCGAGGTCTTCACAGAGATGCACTGGGGCAAATGCCCGCCCCTGCAGAAACTGCAGTACCTGGTCTCGTACGGCGACCCCGCCCCGTCTAACTCAAAGAACAAGGCTACTTCGTTCAAAGCCAACTTCCTCGTCGGCTTCCTGGACGGCTACTTCTATGTGTACACGGGCTTCCTCGACCGCGTGGCAAATGCGGAGTTTGTCAACTGGTACTACTATACCCGCGAGTACGTAGGGGGGAAGCAGCAGATACGCTATTTCATCGAAAATAACACCTTGCAAGACCCATTCTACCAGCGGGTGTTTATCCCCCTCTTTACCGCCGCTGGCATGGAGCGGGGCATCATCCCCATCTCCCCCGACGAGCGCAAGAAGCCGGAGAAGTTCGACCGAATTGAGGGCAATTTGGAGCCGCTCAACCGGCAGGGGCGGCTCATCCTCAATATCGACGAAAAAGACAACCCGCACATGAAGCGGCTGGAGGAGCAATTCCTTTGCCTCTCTCGTGCAATGAAAGCCCCTGTGGACGGCCCGGACACCGTGGAGGGGGCTTGGTATAAGATCAACGAAATGCTGCAGCGCATGCTCAACGGCTCTATCACGATAGGGGCACGGCAGCACTCAAAAAAAAGGATATAGTATGGCTTTTTTGACACCACAAGAACTGGAAACACATCTATACAAGGAGCATATCGATGTGATTAGTCGCGACGACACAACCATCCTCTCGGCTGCCATTGACGCGGCAGTATCGGAGGCAAAGGGCTATCTCGCCGCTTTCGACCGCGAGCGGATATTTGCCGCCACCGGCGGGCAACGTAACGCCCTCCTGCTCATTTTCGTCAAGGACATCGCCGTCTGGCACTTCGTCAACCTCTGCAATGCCGGCACCGACCTGTCGCTTCGACAGGACCGATACGATCGCGCTATCGCCTGGCTGAAGGCGGTACAAAAGGGAGACGTATCGCCCGACCTGCCCCGGTTGGACGCCGACGGGGATGGGCAGGCCGATATGGCCGGAGCCGTCCAGTTCGGCAGCAACCCCAAACGCACACAACACTACTAAGGTATGAGCAAGCATAAGAAACCCCATACGGCCAAGCAGGGGGGCGAGAAACCTGCCGGAGGCGTGGTCGTTAATCAGATTATAGTAAAAGCTCCGAACCGCAAGGTGCTGGACGTGGGAGACTGGCGCAAGGCACTGAAGTCTGCCGAGTTCGGCAGGCCTAAGCAGCTATTCGACCTGTTCGACGATGTCCTGCTCGACGGCGTTCTCGGCGACGCTGTGCAAAAGCGCATCGACGCAGTCACCAATTCAGACCTGACCTTTCAGGATGCAAACGGGGAGGCAGTCGAGGAGATGACCGATCTCATCGATTCACTCGCATTCGAGGAGCTGCTGGCGGAGATCATCAAGGCAAAAATGTGGGGCCGCTCGGCCGTCGAGTTCGAGTTCGGCGACGCCTTCCGCGTGCACCCGATACCGGCCAAGCATATCAGTCTACACACGCGCACCATCCTCGTCAACGACACGGACGAGCGGGGTATATCCTACGAGGGCGACCCCTTTATCCTCGTCATTGGCAAGGAGCGCGACTTCGGACTCATCCTCAAAGCTGCGCCTCTGGCGATATACAAGCGCGGAGGCTTCGGAGACTGGTCGCAGTGGGTGGAGCTATTCGGCATGCCACGCCGCATCGGTAAATACAACGTTTACGACCCTGAGAGCCGTAAGCTGATGGAGGAGGCACTGGCCCGATCCGGATCGGCTCCCTATCTCATTACCCCGATCGGCACGGAAATACAGACGGAGCAGACCAACCCGGGAACGGGCTCCTCTTACGACGAGTTCCGCAAAGCTTGCAATGAGGAAATTTTGGTCACTATCCTCGGGCAGACGATGACCACCATGCAGGGCGACAAGGGCGCCCGATCCCTCGGAGAGGTGCACAAGGAGGTAGAGGAGGGCAAGAACCGTTCCGACCTCCGGTTCGTGCAGCGCGTGCTCAACGAGCACGTGATCCCCATATTAGAGGCGAGGGGCTTCCCCGTCAGCGGGGGGCGGTTCATCTTCCCGGATGCGGCCGAGCCGCTATCCGTGGCGGACGTCGTGCAGCTGTCCGACATCCTGCCCATACCGCAGTCCTTCCTGCACGACAAATACTCCATACCCGCCCCCAAGGATGGGGAACCTATCGCGCGGCGGGCGCCGGCATTCGATCTCACGCCGCCCGACGATCCGGATGATAATGGCGATGATGACCCTGATACTCCCGACGACCCGACCAAGCTCTCGGATGACGATGTCTCCTTTTTCAGTCGGATACGGCGTTTTTTCGCGTCGGCCCCGTCGCAAGGCGGGGCGTACACTGGCAAAGCCCCCATCGCACTAACTGACACGGCGAGCCTTAACGAGCGGCTGATGGCCCGTGTGGCCACAGGCGAAGCCTCTTATTTCGACTTCGAACTGTTCGAATACCTTTCGAATGACCTTGTTCGAGCTATTCGAACGACATACAAACGCAGTATCGCAAACGCGGACTACACCTACAACAGCCCCGATGATGCCTACCTGACATCGCTCGAGATGAATCTTTTTCACTTCTCCGCGGCAAAGACCCTTGCGGAAGTGCAGGAACTGAACAAACTTTTTCGCGAAAGCAAGAGCTTCGCCGAGTTTACCGCCAAGGCTTCGATGATATGCGACAAGTTCAATCGAGCGTGGCAAAAAACGGAATACGAGACGGCCGTCCTGACCGCCGAGGCGGCATCTACCTATCACAGGCTGAAAGGCAAAAAAAACATATTCCCCTACTGGCAATACAACACGGTAGGGGATGAGCGAGTACGGGAGGAGCACGAAAAAATTGCAGGGGTCGTTCTACCCGTTGACGACCCCGTATGGGGCCAGATATACCCGCCAAACGGATGGAAATGCCGCTGTCGCGTCGATCCGAAGATGGCACACGAGGTAACGGCCGAAATGGTGGCGGAGTCGCGCACACGGGTCAAGGAGTACATCGACAGTCCCGAGTGGGCAGCGCTTACCGATCAGGGGTGGGGCGTTAATCGAGCGGAATCGGCAGAGGTATTCGGGGCTAATCAAATGTACATCCGCAAGTTCCCGGGCAAGGCGGACAAGTATCTGGGCAAGCTCTATTATAACGATTACGGGCTGGACAGTTTCGGCAAAAAGATGGAGGCGGCCAACACGCCTGCGCCGAAATACGAAGGCGAGGCGGGCGATTGGCACGACTCCCACAAGCTGATAGAGGACTACAACGGCCGCAAGGTCGCCATGACGGAGGAGGTGTTTATTAAACATACAACGAAGAAATACACCAAGACGCGTGTACCCCTGCTGGAGTGCATTCCAGATGTGCTCAAAAACCCCGACGAGGTGTGGATAAACGACTATGTAGGGCGGTTCAGCGATATGAACTTCATCAAGTTCTACGAGGGGAAGTGTATAGTCGTGATATGTGAGATAACTGCCGGACGTGTTTACCAGGTAAAGACTTGGTTTGAGATACACGCTGCGTCAAAGCCGAAAGAAAGCACGAAGGCAAGCCGGGCAATAGACCCGCGCTGGAGGTATCGTCGCGGACTGCTAATAAAGAAGGGGTAACCCCTTGCGAGATTACCCCTCTTTATGCTGCGCAGCTCCCGGTCATGACGTCCGCCGTCCTAATTGTTGATGCCGTTACGCGTAACGGCTCCGCCTCATACGGTTGGATAGCTTGTTTCCGGTCTCTACTTTGGGTTAACCGTATTCCTACGCTGATGCAGTCTCTCCAGCCTCCCATCACCCACGAGGGTTTGACTATATGATTCTCCGCAAGAATATGGCTTCAGTGCAAATATAGCAAAAAACGCACAATGAGACTACAAGAACTAAACGCATACCTCGCCTCGCTGGCGGACGAGATCATCGAAGACGCTGCGCATATCGTCGCGGAGACGGCGACCTCGCATTTCAAGCAGACGTTCACCGAGAAGGCGTTCGACGGCAACCCCTGGGCACCGTCGCGAATGCCCAAACGCACAGGCTCCCTCCTTATCGACAAAGGGGCGCTCGTCAACTCCATCCGCCCGGCATACGTCTCTCGCGAGCGCGTGGTGATCTCGGCCGGCAACGACCACGTACCCTATGCGCAGGTGCACAACGAGGGGGGGACGGTGGAGATTACGGAGCGGATGAGGCGATTTTTCTGGGCGAAGTTCCACGAGACCAAGGACGAGAAGTGGCGCCATTTGGCTCTTTCGCGCAAGCCGATCGTAATGCCGAAGCGTCAGTTTATGGGGGACTCTCAGGCTCTTAACGACGAGATACACGAGCGGCTCGAGGGCTACACGCAAGCAATTCTAAACAGCAAATAAACAATGGAAAAACAAATCTTTATGGCGGTTTGCGACCGTCTCAAACAAGTAGACGCGCTGCGGTGGATAGATGCGGACGAGGGTCAGCTGCAGGCGGCAGAGCGGCCACCGGTATCATTCCCGTGCTGTCTCGTAGAAATGGCATACCCCTCATGCGAGCAGCTCTCCTCTACGGATCAGCGCGTGTCGGTGCGTTTCCGGCTTACGTTAGCTTTCGACGACATTGCGCCGACCAACATCCATGTGCCCGCAGCCGTACGCGACAAAGCATTGAGGCGGCTCGACGTCCTGCAACAAGTACACGAAACGCTACAGTGGTGGGATAATGAGCGGATGTTTATGCCGATGCGGCGGGTGAGCGTGTCCCCTGTGCGTCACGCGCAAGGGCTAAAGGTGTACGAGGCTATATACGAGACGAGCTATTTGGATACCGTCTAACGCCAGCGGAAGCCGGGGTACTCGCGCTCTAAGCTGGTGACGGACGGCTTGTTTTTAATCAGCCCGTCTAAGTAGTCGGAGTATTCAACGAGGGCGTTGGAGATCGTACGATACTCGACAAAAAACTCGCAGTTCGACAGGATGGAGAGCACATCGTCGAAACGGCGACGCTGTACCTCGCTCCAGTAATAGAATCGGGCGGCCAGCAACTTATTCCTGCGCGCAAGACGTTCGGCACGACTATTGACCGTACCGACTTCGGGCGCGGGTGTTTGAGCGCGTCTGCGCAGGCCCGCGGGCCGCTGTGCTACATCCATATCAGGGAATAGGCTCGACATAACACAAAAATAGTTAGTTTTACGCAACAAATCAAATAAACATATAATTATGAGTGATTTAATAATCTTTCTTTCTCTCGTTTGTGCGGGTTTCTCTATTGCCCTGTATGTTAAAATTTGGCTTGCGACAAACAATGTTGCAAAATCCACTAAGATGCTTGAGGAGCTACTGCAGCACTCTTCGGATGCAGGGCTAAAAAAATGGGCTATCTACAAAAAGATAGTGGAAACCTGCAAGCTGAACGATGTGGAGTGGAAGTCTAAGCCCGATGGTATCCGTGGCAGTATACACAAGTATGTAAAAGAGCCTTATGTGGATCACCTAATCAAAAAACACAACGCCGAGGGTATATACTCTTATGAGCAGTTTGTCGAGGATTACGCACAAAATGACGGTAAAGTAGTTTAAGAATTTTATTGCCTGTGAGGCAGAGTGATCTCCTAAGACCCCTATAAAACAAAACCCCGGCAGGTATTCCCGCCGGGGTTTTGTCGTCTTACTAAATTGGCCTGCCTATTCCACAGGAGCCCGCAAGCCTTTACGCCGCCTTGCATATTCATCCTCTACCCGGCTGATCTCTTTCAGCGCAACCTCCCATCTGGGAAAGCCTCCGAGATTTTTGTCATCGATATAGAGGTGTGCGTAAACCTTTTTGCCCGATTCCCCGCCATATTTTGCGACATTATCGGGGTTGTGGTCGTTGATGCGGTCGAAAGGTATGCCGTGCGTGGCGAGGGCGTTTACAGCGTCCAAAAGCCGATCGCCGTAGCGGCATGTCCATATAATGAGGTAGTGCCCCGCACGATGCAGGGCGCGCATGGCTTCCACCGCCCCGGGCATCACCTCCCCCACAGCGGGGAAGGCGTCCCGAAACAGGGTGCCGTCGAAGTCTACAGCGATAATCATTCTGCGACTTCGTAAGGGATGAAACCTGCGTACTTAGAGAGCGAAACGGAGACGATCTCCGACATATTGACCCCCCCAATATCCTCCGCCTTTTTGAGAGCGGATTGGATGTCGTCAGCGGGGTACAGGTATGAGATGATGGAGCTGCGCTCCTTGCCGTTTTGCTCATTTATTACGCAATAGGCAATCTTTGCGATATATATCCCGTCGTACCCGTTTTCACTCTCGTTTACGGTTGCTGAACAAGCCTTTACGCTCGTCACCTCGACCCCCGAAAAGGGTTCCATTTCCGCAACCGTTCGCGCTTCCGCCTCCGTGCAAGAGGCGGCATCTACGATCCAGATTCCCGTCCTTTTTTCTTGTGCGCAGGCTTCAGAGACGGCATAGTATTTTACTTTTACTTCAAACCACATGACTATTTTATGCTTTTATTATCCTCAATTGCTTGTTTGTACCCCATCGCGTACCAGTCCGCCCAACACTCATCTTCTATTTGATATTTTCCCGGGCGTTTCCGGTTTTCCTCATACGCGGCCATTGCTTTTTGAGCTATACTATGATTGCTCATACCGCGACCTCCTCGACTTTACACTCCACAAAAAAGGTCTCGTCCTGTGCGACCATGATACCAACACGTGAAAAATTTGCTGCAACTTCTTCGTCCTCACGCGATGCAAGCAGAAGGTCTTTAGCCGGCTCTGTCGTCGTACGGACAAATTGCGGCATAAACTCCTCTAACAACTTTGTAACGGCACCCCATGTAAATCCTTTGAGCGTCTTTAGTTTAGGGGTTCCAAGGCGGAAGCCCATCGTGCCGTGAGTACTTTCGATGCTCTTTTTCTTGGAGAAGTACTCATCACGATTCTCCATCGCCCACGCCTGCATCACCTCAAAGGCGGCATCTTTTTCATCTTTGAGGTCTGCCAGCTCGGACTGATATTTTTCTCGAATTTTTGCGATCTTCTCATCCATCTGAGCACTGATCTTACGATGCTTCGCATCTGCGGCCGCGAAGTCGCTAAATGCCTGCTCACACTCCTCTCGTGTAACGCCCTGTACAATTGTCTTTTTCTTTCTTGTTGCCATAATGATTCGTTTTTGTGGTTACTACAATGTTTCTATTTCCTCATCAAGAAATTTTAATTCCTCTCCGATTATTTTTTCTATAGCCTCAGACACTCTCAAGTGAAATTCGAAACTAAAGTCAAGCCGCTCTCCGGCGATTATTATTAACGTCAGTTCGACGTAAGAAAAAGCCAATGGATTTGTTTTCTGATTAGTGGTAAACGCCCAAAGAACGTGGGCATTATGCTTGAAAAAGTAGCGATTATTTGTATCTTAGCAGTTGATAATCAATAAGATACGAACAAACAAAACGCTACTTTATGAAGACAAATATAGTTGATGTTTTTTGCATCATAGATGATTTCTCCAAGCTTTTTGATGAAACAATCAAGAAAAAGACCCTCGAAGAGGCAGACAAAAAACGCAGGAATAGAAAGTTTAAGATGTCGGACAGTGAGGTCATGACCATCCTGATCCTGTTTCATCTGTCAAGATACCGAGATTTGAAAGCTTTTTATCTTCAATACATCACCCATTCTTGTCGATCCGAGTTTCCACATCTTGTCTCTTATAATCGCTTTGTGGAGCTGCAAAGCAGGGTAGGTTTCAAGCTGATAGCATTTCTCAATATGTGTTGTTTGGGTCAATGTACAGGCATCTCTTTCATCGATTCCACCCCA